CGGGAGCCCGAACCTGGATTCGGCGGCGATCCAGGCCCTACGTGCGGAAGTGTTTGCCCTCACCCCGGACGCGGCCCGGTTCGCTCTGGTGGCGGCCCTGATTGCGCTGGTCCCTCCGCGCTAACCCCGGCTCTATTGCCACGTACGTGACATAGGCGGATAATGCCCCTATGGTCCAGAGAACAGAGACACTCCCTGGGCTCAGTTTCACGGAGCCCGAATCGCTCACGGAGTCCGCCCTGGTGGCGGCGGCGCGTGCGACTATCGGCGCGCTTCGTGAACAGAACGCGCTCCAGGCGTGGCATGAATTGGACGCGGAAATCGTGATGGAAACGGCCAGGGGAGTGATGACCAGCAAAGGGATTGCCAAATCCCAAATGGTGGCCGCGCTTCTCCAGGCACGGGCGAAGCTCCCGGACCCAGTGGTCCATGAAACGGACGAAGTCCTCCAGTACGAAGCGGACCGCGAATTTGAATGGATCGAACGCCACGCCGATTCTTCCCACCTATCGAACGCCCCGGAGCCCTCACCGATACAGTGACGGCCCGCGATTCGGGAAGCTCCTGGCCCGGAAGCTGGGCCGGATTACCACGCCCTGGCAACAGTACGTCCTGGACGTGTCCCAGGAGAGGGTGGACGGCCCCGGTTCGGCATACGCATATTCGGATTGCTTCGTCGTGGTCGGTCGAAGGGCCGGAAAATCGGTAACCGTCATGGGCCTACCCCTGGCCCGTGGTCTGGCTGGCCCCGTGGCCCTGGGTGACGGCCGCGTGGTCCCGTTCATGAGCGCGCACACGGCCCAGAACCTCACGGCCGCCAGGCGGCGATTTCTCAAGGACATTGTGGAGCCGTACCAGGCTCACATGAGCCCGGCCGTATGGACCGCGGGCCACAACCTCCGGACCGCGATAGGGGACACAACCCTGACATTCGACCCGGCCGTGAACGGGAAGGATTGGCGGAAACCCCGGGCGTCCTCCATCCAGGTTTTCGCTCCCACGCCTACCTCCGTACGCGGGGACGGTCTGCTCCATTTGGACGTGGACGAAGCGCTGGCGTTCACCCTGGATCAGGGTATGCAACTCATGGCGGCGGCCGGTCCCACGCTCTCCACCATGCGGGGCCACGGCCAAATCTGGGCGTCCAGCAACATTTCCCGGTTCACGGACGGCCGGACCTGGTTGTGGAGCCTCCGGGAGAAGGGCCGGGCCGCGGTGGAGTCCGGGAAAACGTCCGGGACGGCCTATTTCGAATTCGCTTACCCGGAGGACGCGGACCCCCTGGATGAATCGGCCTGGTGGGATTATTACCCGGGCCTGGCGGACGGCCTGGTGAGGGTCCAGGAACTCCGGACGGAGGTAACCCGGCTGGGCGTCGAATCGTTCGCGGCGGAGTACCTGGGCCAGTGGCCGACCAGTAAACGCTCCACCAGGTGGGCGGCGATCACGGAGGCCGACTGGGCCGCCGCGGGAACCCTGGTGGACCCGGCCGCGGACGTGGTGGCCCTGGGCGTCGATATCGACCCGTTCGGCCGGTCCGCGTCGATTGTCTCCGCCGTGGCCGACCCGGATACGGATTCCGTGGTCCTGGAGCTTATCGACCACCAGCCCGGCTCCGCCTGGGTGGCGGATGCGGTCCGGAAGCTGGCCCCGGGCGTCCAGGCTATCGGCGTGGATGATTACGGGCCGGGCCATGACCTGATTTACGCCCTGGGGGATGACTCGGAGACTACGGCCAAACTGGTGACGACGAAAACGGCCGATTTCACGTCCGCCTGTTACGCCCTGGACGCCCGAATCCGGGAGCGCCGCGCCCTGGTGCGACAGTCCACGTTCTACCAGGCATTCACGGACGCGGCGGCGGCGGCGGAGCGGACCACGGGGAAGGGCTGGCAATGGGAGCGCCGCGTATTCGTCTCCCAGACTCCGCTGGTCGCTGCTACCCTCTCAGCATGGGCGCTAGGGCGTGCTCCCAACCCTCAACCATTCTTCGTTTTCTGAATCGGGAGGGCGCATATGAGCACGCGCGCCGACGTAACACGCCTCCTGGGCTCTCACCGCTTCCGCGGGGCCGCCCAAATCACCAGCCTGGCCGGACGCGGCCAGCGATTGACCAGCCGGGAACTGGCCGTCCTGGGGGTGATCGATACCAGCGGCGCGATACCGGACCGCGGCCCGGCCAGCGAAGCGGAGGCAATGGGGCTTCCGCCGTTCGGCCGGGCCGTTGCTCTCCTGGCTAACGCGATTGCTTCCACGTCCTGGTACGCGCGCCGCGCCGACCCGGTTACGGGCGTATATGACCGGCTCCAGGACCAGCCCAGCATAGTCACGGACCCGTACCCCCTGAGCACGGCCTGGCATTACAAATGGGGGGTGGCGGAGGACGCGATCCTCTACGGAAACCATTTCGCGCTCCCTGGGGACCGGGACTGGAGGACCGGCCGCCCCGGCTGGCTGGTCCCGATAGCCGCGGATGAGGTCTGGATCATGACGGACCCGGCCCGGCCCGGCTGGTATTCGTGGGTGATCGGCGGCGTGAGCTTCCCCGCGGAAGATATCTTCCATATCCCATTCGGGAACAGGTCCGGGGAGGTCCTGGGCCGGGGCGTGCTGGCCCAGTATGGTGACTGGCTGGGCGGCGCGGTGGCCGCGGAGGATTACTCCCGGGACGTGTTCGCCGCTGGCGCGCTTCCCCCGGCCGTGATCCTCACGAACCAGGCCAGCACCCAGGCCCAGGCGGATGACCTGAAACTGAAATGGCGCGAACTGGTGTCCACCCGGGAGCCCGTGATTTTCCCGAACGGTACGGAACTCCGGCCGATTGTCGGGAACGCTCAACAGTCGCAACTGGTCGAAGCGCGGACCTGGAACGCGCAAATGATTGCGGACGTGGTGGGCGTTCCCGGCTGGAAGCTGGGGCTGGCCGGTCCCACTATGACATATCAGAATATCGAAACGGCGGACATTGATTTCGTCCGGGATTCGGTGGACCGGTTCGGCCAGCCGTTCTCCCAGTCAATCTCAAAATGGCTTCTGCCAGGCGGAACGGAACTGGTCTGGGATTACGCCTCCCGGATGCGCGCGGACTCGAAGGCCACGGCGGACGTTCTCACGGCCTACGTGGCGGCCGGGATTATCACTATCGACGAAGCCCGGGCCAGCCTCAACAGGCCGCCGCTGGGAGCCCCAGAAGCTCCCCAGGCGGCCGACACGACCAACACGGGAAACCAGGACGCCCAGGTGGCGGCCACGGCCGCCCAGGCGGCCCTGGACGCGGCCCCGGCCGCCCTCCAGATAACGAGTGGGACGGAATCATGACTGAGTTGATTATTGAGCGCGAAATCCCGGCCTATGCCCTGGAGGGCCAGGGGGACGGCTGGACGGTCTGGGGCCGCGCGGTCCCGTATGACGTGGACCAGGATGTGACGGATGACGGCCGGACCCATTACCTGGAGCGATTCGCGCCAGGCGCATTCTCCCGGGACGCGGGGAAGGGTGGCCGCTGGGTCAATCTCATGGTGGGCCACTCCGGGGACGAAGGGGACCGATTCCTGGGCCGTTGCTCCGGCATGGAGGACCGCCAGGACGGCCTCTACCTGGGTTTCCGGCTGGACCGCTCCCACCCCCAGGCGGAGGCGGCCCGGGCCGGGGAACTCACGAAATGGTCCGTCTCTGCCCACGTCTACCGGACCCGGATTCTTCCCCTGGCGGACGGCCGCACGGTCCATATCCGCGAAGTGTGCGGCCTCTCGCACGTGGCGGCGACGGCCACGCCCCAGTATGCCGGGGCCGGGGTCCTGGTCGCACGGGACCACCAGGTGATCCAGGAGAACCCCCACCCGATTCTGGACCAGGCCAGAATGAGGCTGGAAGCTCTCCGCCGACAGACCCAGGGTTGACGCGTACGTGGCAACCGGTTTACGGTAGCCATGAATTCGAGAACCGCCACCCTGGCGACGGAGAGCGTTAACCCGGCCACCTGAGCAACACGCGCCGACACTACGCCTACCGCGGGACCAGCCACCCGGTCAGTAATTCCGAGAACCGCCACCCTGGCGACGGAGAGCGTTAACCCGGCCACCTGAGCAACACGCGCCGACACTACGCCTACCGCGGGACCAGCCACCCGGTCAGACACATATTCCCTTATGTCTCTGGGCCGGGAGGTCCCCCACTATGAGCACGTACCTGGATCGGCTTACGGCCGACTTTGAAACTGTCACGGCCGGGATGGATGAAATCCTGAACCGCGCCGCCGAAGAAAACCGGGAAGTATCCGCCGACGAAACCCAGGCAATCGAGCGCGACCAGGCCCGGGCCGAACGGCTCCGCGCCGATATCGAGCGCTACGGAGCTATGGACGCCACGCGCCAGGCCGTCCAGGCCGTCCGCGCCAGGGTCCCCCAGACCCCCACCGTCCAGCGAACCAGCCAGGAACCCGAACACGTCCCGACCCTCCAGGACGAATTCCCCACCCTGGGGGACTACATGGTGACGGTATCCCGCGCCCTCTCCGGGGACACGGTGGCCGCCGAACGGATCGAACGCGCCACCGCCGACCAGACCACGGCCGACAACCCCGGATTGATTCCGCGGCCGATTCTCGGCCCCGTGGTCAACCTCATGGACACGTCCAGGCCGTTTATCGCGTCTATCACGAACCGGCCTCTCCCCGCGTCCGGAGCATTCGACCGGCCCGTGATTACCCAGCATGTGGCCGTAGCGAAGCAGGCCGGAGAGAAGACGGAGACGGCCTCCCGAAAAATGGTGATCGGGAAGCTTCCCGTGGCCCCGGACACGTTCGCCGGACACGTGGACATTTCCCGCCAGGACATCCGCCGCACAACCCCCGGGATCATGCAAATTATCGCGGAGGATTTCGGCACCCAGTACGCCCTGGAGACGGACTCCGCGGCCGTGGCCGCGTTCGTGGCCTCCATCCTGGCCGTCCCCATTGTGGTGACGGACTGGACCGCGGACGAAGTCATGGGCGCGATTTTCGAGGCCGCCGCCGTTCCCCTGGCCGCCCATAACGCGGTGGCGCTCCCGGACACGTTCTGGGTATCGCCGGACGTGTGGGGCCAGTTGGGCTCTATCACCAGCCCGAACGGGAACCTGATTTTCCCGTCCCTGACCCCTGGGGCCACGACTGGAAACGTGCTGGGGCTCAAGCTGGTTGTGGACCCGTTCTTTACGCCCGGCTCCGGCTACCTGGGGTCCTCCAGGCTGGCCGAATGGTACGAAGATGTGGACGGC